GCTACTCGTGTTGCAGCTCGAAAACAATCTTTAAAGGAACAAGCAGACATCTGTAGAAAATATTTAACACTATAATAAAACAAGGTATGAAAAGAACACTAACAACACTACTTATTGCATCTATGTTTACTATTGGGTGTGACATTCCAGATAGTACAAAAATAGAACCTTTTGAATGTAAGATAACATCAGTACAATATAAAGGAAATAATATATGTGAATATGGTTATATTATAAATAGAGGACAATATTCTTATTTTAAAGACAGTTGTAACAAATATTCAGTAGGGGATACAATAACATTTAAAAAGTAAACAATGATACAAATATGGCAGCCTATTGTTATAGGTGGTAAAATAGTAGGATATATTTCAGGAGGAGTAACTAATAAATAATAAAACTATGTGGCAACAATGTCCCCAATGTAAAGGAAGTGGTGTAGAACCAACAATAGGAATACATTCTAATATTCCAATATGCACTGTATGTAATGGTAGTAAAATCATAAATCAATTAACTGGCTTACCACCAAGTAGAAGTCCTATACTTGATAGTGTAGTTTCAACAAAAGATTATAGTCAAACTAATTTTAGTAATTCTGGTACATTAGACAATACTAATTATCTCAAAGCTAACCCTAAAGCTGTTACAGCCTTTTTTAGAACATTAAAGGAATTAAATGATATAGACAATGGAAACAATGGATAAGTACATATTTCTTGATATAGATGGAGTAATTGCCACCCCAGAAAGTTTAACAGAGGATAGAATGTGGGGATTGGTTGATAGTAAGCAAGACCTATTAGGAAACATCTTGGAAAAAACAAATGCTAAGTTAGTTATTAGCAGCAGTTGGAGAAAACATAACGTTGAAGAAACTGTAATAAAACTAACCAATGCTAATTTTAGATTTGGTGGCAAAATAGTTGGTGTTACTATCAGAGGGTATAAACATATAGAAAAAGGATTCCCTATGTCTATACCAAGAGGTGTAGAAATAAAACATTGGATTGATAATTACATTTGTAGAGAAAATAGTACTGGGGCTTATGTTAAAAAAAGAGTTGGTATAGATTATACCTATGTCATATTAGATGATGATAATGATATGTTATTAACCCAACATCCATATTTTATACATACACATCCAACAGAGGGACTTAGTCAATCAGATGCTGAAAAAGCTATTAAAATTTTAAACAATGAATAAACTAACAAAATGAGTTATATAAAATGCACGTCTTGTAAAAAACAAGTATTTAAGGACTATTCAAATCCCAATATACATTATTCATCAAAAGAAAATGATACTAAGAATTTTAAGTGTAGCTGGTGTGAAAATTATGAATCTTTAAAAGTAGGGGATTGGTATCAAAATGAAAAAGGTGAGTATCATCAAAAGAAAAAAAGTAAACAATGAATAAACTATTACTAGCAATATTAGTTTGGGAAACAACTAAATACTTTGCAAAAAAGATTTGGTATTATTTACATAATAAATTTTAAAACTGAAACAATTATGATACAACCTAAAATACAAGAAGTATATATAGAATTTACAGACTCAGTATTTAATGAAGAATACGATGGATTTACATTATGTAATTCTAATGGAAAATATATTCAAGATTTAGTTGAAATGAATTGCTATTGTTTCACACCAGAAGAATTTGAAACATTTAAAAGAGAATTTGGTAAAGGGTTATTAGAGAAAGCAGCAGATTCAGCTTATATTGATAATAATCATCAACAAGGAGATTATTGGGATTCAGATGATTTTGAAGTAAACAAAGAATCAATTACTGAAGTATTAGATGATTATTTACTAAATAATAAAATATAGAATTATGAAAATAACAGCAACATTATTTGAAAAGACATATCGTGGAGAGAGAGTTTCTATACCTATTTCTGATTTACCTCCAGAGTTATTAACACCTGAGAATAATATAATGATAAATGTTGAAAGAGGAGAATTTGGTAATAGTGGTTGGGATGAAGGAGAAACTTCTGTAGTTATAACTCATTATAGAGAACAAACAGAAGAAGAGAAGAAACAATTTAAACTTCATTTGGAAGCATTAAAAGCTAAACGTACAGAAGAAAGATATACAGAGTATCTAAAACTTAAAAAAGAATTTGAAACAAATTAATTATTTATGACAGTAGAACAATTTAACGAAAAATATAAAGACTATTTAGAGAAAGGTCATTATGGATTATCCGTTGATGGTGATGAATTTATTGAGTGGTTAGACGGACAATTTGAAAAGTTTATTACATATCCAGGATTTAAGTTTACACAAATAAAAGAAAAATTTGGAATGGGTAGATTTTATTGTGATGGATTACCAGGTGAATTAATTGATGAAGTGGAAGATAAAATAAGTAAATTATGAAAATTAGAATAAACAATCTTGAATTTAAAAGATACACATCTACTAAAAAAGATAAACCATTATATGAAATAGTAAAATGGTATACAAATATTTATTTTGGTAAAGAAGAAGAATACAGAAAAGATGGGTATGTAGATAGTTTTGGTGATAATTTTTTACAGAAAGGAGAAAGTAGTATTTCAAAGGGTTCTTTTATCTTACCAGAAACTTGTATTGTTATTGCTTTTATAGAAAAGGGCAGTGAAGACTGGGAATTAAGAAGTGTTGGAGAAAGACTATTAGAACTAACACCTGAAGAATGGGAAGACTTTCATCAAGTGTATACAATAGGACAATCTAAACTGAATAAAAGTATTTAAAAATAGTGAACCCAGATGTTTTCATTTTACCTTGTACCCTTGCCTCATGGTTGGTTTAGACATAGTTCATCTGCATATATTGAAACTATCAACTGGGTTTTTTGAATCTAAATATAAGGTGATCAGGGGGGTCTAGCTGTACCAGAACAGCTATTTTTTTAAACATTTTAAAATGAACAAAAAAGATATTGATATAGATATAGTAAAACAATTTGTAGATAATGATACTTTAGTTAAAATGGCAACTCTTCAAGCAGAAAAAAAAGCTAAAGAGTTTAAGTATCTATTAAATGTTATTAAAGATAAAAAATATCATGATAAGTTATACGGTCAGTTAAAAGGTACTATTGGATATGATGGTAAAACTAAACTTTGGGTTAACCAATATATAGGTAGAATAAACAAAGATACAGTTGTAGATAAATCTGCAATATGTTTAAAGTATTCTTCTATTATGAGAAATAAAGCTAAAGATGCTATATTAAAAGAACTTTTAAAATGAATAAGAGAGAACAAATTCAAGCTGATGCTTTAAAAATAGCATTAGATAATAGAAGATCAAGTGCTGCAGTTAGCATGGGGGTTGGTAAAACTCTTATAGGACTAAAGTATATTGATCATTTACAGAAAGCAAATATGAATAAGCTTAATGTGTTAGTAGTAGCACCTAAACTTAGTATATTTAAATCTTGGAAGGATGATGCTTTGAAGTTTAACATGGATATACTAGGATTAGAGTTTACAACCTATCTCTCTTTAAATAAGTTTGATCCAAATAAATATGATGTTCTTGTTCTAGATGAAGCCCACTCTTTATTAAATTCACATATAGGATTTTTAGGTCACTACAATGGTAGAATACTAGGACTCACTGGTACACCCCCAAGATATGCTGATTCTGAAAAAGGACTAATGATGAATACATTTTGTCCTGTAAAGTTTAAATACATCACTGATGATGCTGTAGATGATGACATTCTTAATGATTATAGAATTATAGTGCACAAGATGAGGCTTTCTAGTAGTAATACTATAAAGGTGACTCTTAAAAGTAATAAAGAATTTTATACATCAGAAACTAAAAACTATAATTATTGGACAGAAAGAGTGTATGAAGCTAATGGACCTAAACAAAAACAGATAGCTTCTATAATGAGAATGAAAGCTTTAATGGATTTTCAAACCAAAGAGAATTATGCTAATAAGTTATTTAAGGATATGGATCAGAAATGTATTCTATTCTGTAATACACAAGCCCAGGCTGATAGAATGTGTACTCATTCAGTTCATTCTAACAATGTAGATTCTGATGAAAATTTAGAATTATTTAAAGAAGGAATGATTGAAAGACTATCTTGTGTCAATCAACTTAATGAAGGAGTTAATATACCAGAACTAAGAAGTGCTATTATTATGCATTCTTTTGGTAATGAACGTAAAGCCCAACAAAAGCTGGGTAGATTGTTAAGACTTAACCCAACAGAAATAGCTACAGCTCATATACTATGTTATAAAGACACTGTAGATGAACAATGGGTTAATGAAGCTTTAAAAGATTTGGATGAAAATAAAATTAAATATTTTGACGTAGATGACTCAACATTTAAACGGAAAGTATAGAAAAGTAAATGGAATACTAGAACCTACTAGTTTAGGAATGAAGAAACAATATGAATTGTTTGTTTCTAGTTTAAAAGATGGAGCCATTATAGAATTCTTCTATGAAGAACAACATGATGATGGAACACTTCCACAATTAGCTAAGATACATGTTATGATTAAACATCTATCTATGCATATAGGAGAATCAGTAGAAAATATGAAGTTGTTAGTTAAAGACAGAGCTGGGCTTTGTATAGCTAGAGAAGTATCTGGTAAAGAATACTTTCTAGCTAAAAGTTTTGCAGATTGTTCTAGAGAAGAACTAGCTTTAGCTATACAAGCAGCTACAGAAATAGGAGAACAAGTTGGTTTCATCTTTTAATATTAATACTGTGACAGAACAAGTAAATCTTGAAGAAATAAAAATCAAACTTATAGAAAAGCTTAAACCATCTGGTTGGGCTGTTAAATTAAAAGGATTTGTACAAAGCTCAGACTTTGACAAAGTGTTAGAAACATTACATAATCTAAGAGAAGATGGTAAAAGATTCACTCCTCCTCTTAAACTTGTATTTAGAGCATTTGAAGAATGTCCTGTAGATAAATTAAAGATTGTAATGATAGGGATGGATCCATATCCATATTTATCAGTGGCTGATGGGATTGCATTTAGTTGTAGTTTGACAGACAAGGTACAACCAAGTCTAAAGAACATATTTGCTTCTATAAACAGTACAGTGTACCCAGATCAAAGTGTAGAACATGACCCAGATCTTAAAAGATGGTCTAACCAAGGAGTGTTATTATTAAACTCAGCTTTAACATGTCAAGTGGATAAAATAGGAAGTCATTTCAATGTATGGAAAGACTTTATAGCTTACACATTAGATACACTAAATTACACTAACAGTGGACTTGTGTTTGTTCTAATGGGTAAACAAGCCCAAGATTTAGAATCATTAATTAATGAGGAAAAACATCACATAATTAAAGTGAGCCATCCAGCTTCTGCAGCTTATACTAAAACTATATGGGATTGTCAAGACTTATTTAATAAATGTAATTCTATTATAGAAGGACAGAATGGAAAAGACTTTAAAATAGTATGGTAGTATGGAACATTTAGAATTTAACAAAGAAAAATTTATAGATTTTAAGAAAGAATATAAAAAGGCTGTAGATAATGAAGAGCCGTCTTTTATATTCCAAAATAAAGAAATAGTAACAGGATATGCAAAATATCTTATTGAGTATTTAGAAACACAAATTAATTAATTAAAAAACACAACAAAATGGCAATCAACAAAGTAGACTTAACAGTTAGTCAATTATTAAATGACCTTAATGAAGGGTATACATGGCTTAAGAAAGATGATTTAGGGTATGGTAGTATAGAAATGAAGTATGGTGCTAATCCAGTGCAGATAGCAACAATTAGAAAACACCCAGCTCTTAAAGATGCTGAAACAACTTTAACTGTGTTTAATATTATAGATGATACAGCTAAACAAGATGTAAAAGTAACTCCTAAAGTTAATAAAACAATAGAGAGAATAGAAAAAGTAGAAGAACAACAGCCTGAATTAGTTGTAGAAACATCTAATGCTGTAGATCTTTTCTCAAACCTTTAATAAATATGATGAGTACTAATAATACAAAATATGTTAGACCATCTAACTTAGTATATAAATTTAATGTAGGAGATAAAGTGAAAGTGATCTATCCTGGTTCAGGATGTGGAGATTATGATATAGGAAAAGAAGTTAGAATAGTAAGAAAAGGTAAATATGCAGATGATCCTGCTTATGAAGTGTCTCCAGCTATAGGAAATAGTAAAACAGGAAGTTTTGATAAAATGATAGGAGAGAAGGCTTTTGTACTAGTAGAATCAGTACAAGATTTACTTGATAGAACAAAAAATTTAAATTTAAACACACACACAAAGTCAATTAAAATGGCAAAAATTAGAACAAAATCAATTACAAAGAAAGTTACTCAAGAAGTAAGAACAATTGAAACATCCTTAATTAATAAGGAAGAAGTATTTAAAATGTTAGCATTAGCAGAAGCTACAGGGCTTCCATGTTTATTAATTGGTGAACCAGGTACAGGTAAAACCAAAACTGTTATAGATTATGCTAAAGCATGGTTGAATAAAGATGGTAATATGACAGCAGAAGACTTTATGAGTAAAATCTATATTCTAGAAACTGATGAAGGTACTAAATCAAGTGAGGTGAAGGGTATTCCTGATCTTCAAGAGTTGTTTACAAATAACAACTATAAACTTAACACCCCAATTGCTGAAGCAGAAATTGTAATCATCAATGAGGTGGATAAAGCTAGTAGTGGTATCAGAAATGCTATGTTGGGTGTGATGAATGAGAAGTTCTTATTTAATGGTAAACATAAAATACCTTGTAAATGGAAGTTATTTATTGCTACATGTAATGAAATACCTAAAGATGAACAAGATAGTCCATTCTGGGATAGATTTATGTTAAAGACTAATGTAAATAGAGTATCTGCAGGTGATATTAGTAAGTATTATTCTAAAGGAGATAGAAACTACAGAGAAAGTTTTAAAATGGGTATTCCAAATAAAGCTGAACTAGACACTGTAGATGTACCAGTTAAGAAATTAGATAAATATCTAGAAGTGGGTTATCAACACAGTAGTGATAGAACTTTGACTTTTGTACCTAAATTAGCAAAAGCTGTTAGTTATATCTGGGATATTAGTATTGATAAAGCTCTTGTAAAAACTGCTCAAATTATGATTGGTCAATCTGCAGGTAGTGAATTACAAAATAAACTAATGTCTGCTGAGGTTAAAGCTGTTATGAGTAAGGTGGAAATGCTTCAATCATTTACAACTAATGAACAACTAGAACAAGCTGTAGTTGAAATTGAGAGCTTAATTAATGTTTATGCTACTAGAGATTCTATTGATGAAGATCAAGTACAAGAAATAGAAAGGTCTATGCATTATATTTTAAGTAATCATTCTGCACGTAAAGATGATTATCAAACAGCTGAAGCATTTGATAGTATGCTAGAAGGAGAAGAAGAAACTACTAAAATCCCTTTTTAGGTAAAGGTCTTTGGCAAACAATGACAGAACAGGGGAATACAATAACTTATTCCCCTCTTTCTTATTCTTATACAGCTAATGATCTTAAACACTTATTAAATAATATTTATGGCAGCAGGTAGACAATATAAGAATGCATATACCATTCTTGAAAAAGTAAAGAAAGGAGAGATAGACTCCTATTATAGAAATGAAGATAGTTTATTTAGTAAAATAAATTTCTACAAAAAACCAGATCTTATAAATCCACATCTTCATTATATTGATGAAAGTAGACTTAAACGTATTGTAAGTGATCATATGGTTGACCAAAAAATAGTTACTAATATATATGAAAGTTTTCACAAAGGAGTTGAGAATAAAAAATTACCTACAGATAAACAACCTGGGTTTGGTAGTTTTTATGAAAAGTTTCAAGAAAACTATACTAAGTTTCCAAAGCATTTGAGTAATGATATATTTAAAATGTATTATAATCAAATGGAGAAACTTAATTTTGAAGATAGAGATGATACAAACACCACTAAGTTTAAAATCTTAGAAAAAGCTAATAATCCTGTTGGTAAGATAATGAGTGAGAACAGTAGTTTGAAGTCAGCTATTTTTACTAGAAATGTAGTTTCTTATTTTGTTGGAAGAATGACTATAATGGATTTTATAGAACCTGAAACTTCTGAAGATTTTAAAAATGATATAAATGGAGATGGAGATTCAGGTGGAGGGGATGGTCTTCTAGATAAAATGATGAATAGTAAACAAGCTAATAATGACTTTGATAAAACTATTCAAGATGCTCAAGACTTATGTAACAAAATGGATGGAGCTATGGATGAAGAAACCCAGCAGCAAATGTTTGATAATATTCTTAAAGGAGGAAATCAAGCTGGTAAAATAAGTCCTGAATATCTTAATAAAATGATAGCTAAGCTTGAAAACATCACTCTTTCTATGGATAGTGTTAAAAATCAAATTAAAAAACTTGTAGATAAATCTGTAAGTTATTTTAGTGCTAAGAAAATAACCATCTATGAAGATTTGTTTAATAGTGATAATATAGCAGGACTAGATGAGTTTGAGTTATTACATCCTAAGATTAGAAAAATATTTGCTGAGGATTTACAGATTAAGAGTACTAAAAGTATTGGTAAAATAGATATTTATATTGATATTTCTGGTAGTATGAGTAGTAGATCTGGAACTATAAATAAAGATGGTAATCCTATAAACAAACTAGAGTTTTGTAAAGCATTTGCTGCTAAGCTTAAACAAATGGATATGTTGAATAACATTTATACTTTTAATACTAAAGTTAATAAGATTAAAAATAATATGTTATCCATATCTATGATAGATGATGATGGAGGCACTGATATTGATACTGTAATTAAGAGTATAGAAGCTAATAATGAAAATGCTTTAGTATTAACTGATGCTGAAGACCGTTGTAATTTATATTCAGATAAAGCATATTTTATTGGTGTACAGGGTGCTAGATTTAGTTATTTTAAAGATGATGTTATTAAAGAATATTCTCAAAAAGACCAAGTTATAGTATTTGATGGTACTAAAATAAGTAAGGTGGATACTGAAGGTGAAATAGTTAAGGAAAACAAGTAGAAAAAGTAAAGACCCTATAAACAATAGGGTCTTTTTTTCTTTTATCCTGTAGCAGAGAGGGTTATTCTACAAGAGTGGTTGTATATAGAGGGTTATTTTCCTTGTCCTTTGTAAGGTTTAGGTCTTGAGTTATGTTTGTTATAAGATTTTTTAGCAGACCCACCTTTACGTCTACCAAAGTTTACTTTTGTTGATACAGAATTAGAACCTTTTGCCATTAGCTTATATATTTACGTATTGAGTATTAGTTATAAAGTCTTTATTTTGATATTTAGCATATAGCTGTTTCCAAGACAGTCCAAATGTTTTCTCAAAATGTGGTGTGTCTATAATAGTTTTCCAATCACCACCCCATGTATATCCAGCTTCTTTAAATATTTTTATCACTTTAAAGAAATTAGGACCTGTCTTCCATGATTTTGAGTCATCATATTTATATGTTCCATCTGGTTGTTTAAATAACCAGCAGATGTCTATAGCCAGTCCATAATTGTGTAAAGAACTTCCTCCTTTAGCATTTGTTACAATGCTTCCTGGTTTAGTTCTTCCTTGAGCATACAAATCATTTTGTTCTTCTATGGTTCTTAATCCTTGTACCACTCTGATAGCTAAATTATCTTCTACAGCAGACTCAGCTTTATCAATAAGCTGTTTCACTTCTTCTCTGATTTTAGGGTGAAGATGTGATATTCTTTCTTCTGATATTTTATCTTTCATGTGTTACAGTTTTATTTTCCAGAAAGTAGATACACCATAGTTAACTATTCCATTAGGAGAAATACCAGCCTGTACACCAAATATTTGTTCTTTCTTATTCTTTAATAGGAAAGAAGTTGTAAATTGGTTAAGCTGTTGTTTATTACCTTGTATTCCTATTCCCCAGAACACTTGTGTTTTAGGAGGAGGAATTATTGTAATAGTTTCTTTTATAATTGGATATTTAAATTTATAATTAATCTGTCTAGCTCTAACTAAATTAGAACTAACAGTGTCAGTAATCTTTATATATCCTATAGAATCTATTCTAAGAGAATCTTTTTGTATATTGGTTGCTAGAAACTTAGCCACTAATGCTTGATATTGTAACACTAGTTTATTATAATTAGTGTCAGCAATATACTCTTTAGTGTAATGATCTACAGGAAAAGGTATAGACTCTACAATTTGTGGTTTAGATGTTGTAGTGGACTCTTTCTTAATCCATACAGTGTCTCTAACAGTTGTAATACTAGGAGCTATAGTGTTTTTTCCTCCACATTTTTGTAGAAAAAGAATAACTATTAATACAATTATAACTATGTCTGTAATTCTAAGCTGTTGTTTCATTTGTAAAGAAGTTTGATGTAAATTTAGCTATTGCTGCAATTATCATTACACCTGTAGCTAGTTTAGTGTGTTCACTAAATGCTGCAAATGATGCTATTGTAACAGAAGCTGCTAAAATACTATCAGCTATTTTTCTAATAAATTTAGGAGTTGGAGCCCAATACGAGCTGGATGTAATATTAAATTTCATATATTATTGATTTTTAAACTAATGTTACTGCTCTCCATACACCATTAATAGAAACAAGAATGATATAACTAGTAGCAGGTATGACAGTCAATGGATCAGTATTTCCATATTGTAATGGTTGATTAATTTCACTAACAACTTGACTACTTACAGTATCTGTATTAATAACAGTTATTGTTTGTCCATTGCAAAGAGCTGGATCAGGAAAAATAATAGGAAAAGCTATACTATTAGCTGCAATAATTTCATAAATACCTCTACCAGGCATAGTATATGAAGTAACAGAACTATTTAATGAAATATTTGAATAAGTGGGTTGTTTCTGAAGAGCAAGTATTTTAACTTTCTTTAGAAGATATTGCAAACTTTGAAATATTCCTTGAGGATATTGTGCCATTATATTAAGTTTATAAGGTTGTGTTATTAATTGTTTTAGTTATTAGTAATGATTGTTCATCAGGTTTAACAGCTACTATTTTAGTAAACAATGGACTGTTATCTTTAACAGGCTCTTCTGGAATGTTATTAGTATTTTTAACAATTACAGGTTGTTTATATATAACAGTTTCAAGTCTGTCCACTCTCCTTTGTAAATTTTCAACATTAGTTTTATTTACAATGCTAGTTGAAGTATTGAGAGCAACACTTGTCTTAATTGTTTGAAGATCAGTCCATATCATTAGCCCTAGTATACTAACCAATGATGGAAATAACCAAATTTTAACTTTGTCAGCTGAGGGTAGAGCCATTATTAAATAGATTAAAAAATTTTTACAAAATATATATAGTATATAACAAAAGAACATAAATTTGCTGCCCTTTTATATATAATATAATATACGAATATTACATGACTTTTTAAAAAATAATAAATTAATGAATACAAAGAAATATGCCATCTCATTAGAAGGTAAGCTTATAGAAGAATTTAAAAGAAAATTCTTTGATAAATTAGGGTATGAACCTGTTGTCCATGCTGGTTCTAGATTGAAGACAGAAGATGGTAAAGATGTAGCAACAATATCATTAGGTGAACTAAAAGATTGTTTTACTCCATTTCTACCTCTTCTTAGGGGAGTACCTGCAGAACTTGATAATAGATCAAGAAAGAAAGACTTAGTAGAACTAAGGGTGATATTTTCATTTATTGCTAGAAGTATGGGATATACTTTAGAAGATATTGGAGATGTGTTAGGTAAAAAAGATCACACCACTGTTATACATTCTATAACATGTTTTAAAAACTGGGTAGCTGTTGATCCTATTTTTAGAGATAAATTTAATATAATCCTTAATTACATAGTAGTTATACAAAACAAACAAAATGAGTCATCAACATTGGAACACACTGATCAAATGGAACATCAGTCCTAATCAAATCTATTTATTAGATTGTTACCGTAGTAAGATTAAACCTTCTAAAATAATTAATGAAGAAGGTGAACGTTTAGTATGTCAAGCAAAAGATTTATTGGATGGAAATAATAATCTAACTAATAAAGCAAGTATAATATTAGATGAGTATGAAACTTTTCTTGTAAAAGCTAAGAAAGTGGTGGCTAGTCAAGTACTAGGGGAAGATATGAATGAACGTATTAAAGAATACAGAGAAATATTTCCTCCTAAAAGACTTCCATCTGGACAATTAGCTAGACAAAGTGTTCAAGAATTGAAAGACAAGTTTGTATGGTTCTTTAAAACATACCCAGAATATGACTGGGATTTAGTATTAGATGCTACAGACTATTATAATGAAATCTTTAGTAAAAAAGATTATGCATATATGGCTACCAGTAGTAATTTTATTAAAAAAACAGAAATAACTAAAGAGGTGTCTTCAAAACTTGCTGATTATTGTCAGCAAATAATAGATGACCCTAAAATTTTAAATCAATAAACACATGACTAGAAAAGAAAAGATGATTCACAGTTTAATAATATCATGTTTGTTTAGTTTATTAAGTTGGTTTACAATAGATAGATTTATAATAAAAGTATCATTTTGGCAATACTTTTTTATTGAATTTATTTTGATTTTATCACTTAAATTATTTAACTTTACAAAGCAAAGATTAAACCTAAATTTATAATGAATTTACTAAATACACCTATTAAAGATAGACCTTTTGGTATAAGGAGTTATGTAGAAATTCTTGAAGAAGGTTTAAATTACATTGAGGATAGAAGACTAGGTAAGATTAAATCTTTAACATTACCGTGGGATGGATTAAATAATGCAGGTGTAGCTGGTTTAGAATGGGGATCAATGATAACTATAGGTGCTAGACCTGGTTGTTTATCTGGAGATACTGTTCTTGATATTTATAGACACTACAATAAAAAAAATCATAGAAATGGATCTAGAAAATACACATTAAAAGAATTATACTATAAATTTAACGGCTTACTTGTACCAAGAAATTCCAAAAATGATAAAAGAAATGGTAATTATTGGGATTTAACAGTGCCTTCAAAACTTTATAGTTATAATAAGAATGAACAGTATTTAGATTTAAATAATATTGTTAATGTTATAGAATCAGGTATAAAAGAAACTTTTACTGTTATAACAGAATCAGGAAAACAATTAAGAGCAACAAAAGATCATAGATTTTTAATATCTGAAAATGATGAATATCTTGAATTAGAAAATTTAAACATTGGGGATTATGTATATTGTAGAACTGACAAACATATAAATAAAGGAAGAAAACCAAGACCTTATAGATTTGAATATACTACAAAAATGCCATATTATCCATCAGCTAAAGAAAAAAAAGTTAAATGTAATAATATTGAATATACACATCATAGAATTAAAAAGACTAGAGCTGTTTATGATGCTGCTTTAAACAATGTTACATTAGATGTATTTTTAGAAAATGTAAAAACTAATCCTAATCATAATTATAAGTTTTCAGATCTTAATATGGACATTCATCATATAGATGAAAACCATCAAAATGATGTTCCTGAAAACTTAATTTTGCTTAGTAAAGAAGAACATGCTAGATTACATTCATCGGTTACTTATATAGATAGAATTAACAGAAAGAAAATTGTTAAAGAAAAAATCATATCAATTGTAAGTTTTGGAAAAGAAATGACTTATGATATAGAAATGACCAGTCCTTATAATAATTTTGTTGCTAATGAATTTGTTGTTCATAATTCAGGTAAGACAATGTTTGTATCTCAAATACTAAGAGAATCTAAAATGCTTAATCCAACACAAAATTTTAATATTTTAGAATTTCAATTTGAGATGGGAGCTAGACAAACTGCAGCTAGAGATTTTGCTTCCCAGGTTAGTTTAGATTATAATCAAGTACTTAGTACTCATAAACAATTAGATGAGTTTTCTGTAAAACTTATGAGACAATATATTGCAGACACTAAAGTGTTTCAAGGTTTTGGTAACTATAGAGTTCAGATTAATGACCCTCTTACAGTTACTAATATGGAACAAGCCATATATAAAACTTATGAAGGACTTGGTGGTAAGCCTCTTATTGTATCTATAGATCATAGCTTCTTAGTAAAAAAAGATAGAGATGAGAAAGAAAAACTTAACACTTTATATAACACTGTAGAAATGTTAATGAAGGTGAAGAATAAACTACCAATAGTGGTATTTATGATTTCACAATTAAACAGAAGTATTGATGACCCATTAAGAAAAATGCCTGGTACAGTGGGTAACTACCCTACTAGTGCAGATATATTTGGTGGTGATGCTTTACAACAGGGTTCTGATATGGTGTTAGTTCTTACAAGACCTTTTAAAGCTGATATAGAAATATATGGTAGAAAAGAGTATGTTTGCAAAACTGATGATATTTTTGGTCACATTCTTAAAGCTAGAAATAGTGCTGATGATACTAACTTATTGTTTCTTAAAGCAGAGTTTTCTAAACAAAGAATGATAGAAATTCCTGAACCTGTTTCTAATAACCCAACAGGAGCTCCACCAAAAAGAAGAACAGCTCAAAAATATAATAATTCACAAACCCCATAATTCACAATTTAAAAAACACAGAGTATGTCAATCATGCACAGTATGTCTGAAGAAGACAAAACAAAGTACAAGTTCCAAAAGACAAAAGAAATGAGAGATTTTAACAAAGATCTCATTAATGATTTAGGAATTTCAATTTATGAGTTCAACATGAAAACACAGTTTTATGATGAACAAGGTAGACTGGTGGTAGGAATCTTTCCATCAGAGTTTAAAAAACCAAAAGGATTTTTCTTTGAGCTTATAGACTCAAACTTAAATCCAATAGATTCAGAAAGAAAAGTTTATAGAATTCCTCCTACAGAAGGATTTGAGGATGAATATGAACTTACAGCCAAAGGTTCTTTTTTAGTTCCTATTGAAGAATTGAAGACAGTACACAGAAGTTCTGTTGCAATTAGTAAGTTGTCTGCTTTTACAGGTACAGAGAAGCCTGTATTTAAAGTGACAGAGAAAGCTCAAGAAATTCAAAAGTCAATTCCTAAAGCTCCTGCTCTTATGGAGGATGCTTTATATAGTGAAATGACTATTAGAGATTTTTATGCTATCAAAACAGGTAAACCAGTTAGTACAAGACAATGGTTGAATGAATTAGTAAGAAACACAAAATAAACAAAACACATATGGCTGCAACAAGAGTGCTGATTCTAGCTGAATCAGGTGGTGGTAAATCCACTAGTATAGAAACTTTAGACCCTAAAGAAACATTTATTATAAATGTAGCAAGTAAAGGATTACCATTTGCTAAATGGAAGTCAAAGTATAAAGAATGGAGTAAAGAAAACCCTACAGGTAATCTTTATCAAAATTCTAGTGCTCCTTCTATTATAGCTTGTATGGAGTATGTTAATTCAAAAAGACCAGAAATAAAAACTCTCATTATAGATGATTTATTTTATATGTCAGCTTTTGAATTATTTGACAAAGCAAATGAAACAGGGTATGCTAAGTTTACTAGTATTGCAATTTCTTTAAAGAAGGTGGCAACACTTCCTCAAACATTTAGAGAGGATCTATCTGTATTTTATCTAACTCATCCAGAAGAGTCTACAGACATTGAAGGACGTAGAATCATTAAAACAAAAATGACAGGTAAAATGGTGGAGCAACAATTAAATTTTGAAGGACTTTTTGAAACTGTTCTTTATGCAAGACCTAGAAAGAGTAAGGAAACTAAAGAAATGGAATATGGTTTTGAAACAAAAACAGATGGTACAACTCCTACTAAAACTCCAAAAGGAATGTTTACAGAGAGCTTTATACCAAATGATTTATTGTATGTAAAATCTGCAATCCATAAGTATGAAAATTAATAATTTATTTTAAACAAAACAAAAACAAAACAACATGTTTAGTACAGCAGGACAAGAAGTAAAAGGTGGAGGATTAGGAAAATCTTTTAACCCAGGAGTAGTTTATGCACACATCTATAGTGCAACAGTTAGAACATCTCAGTCAGGTAAGAAGTCTTTAGAGATAACTCTTGAGGGACCATCTATTCCTAACTTTGAAGGATGGGCTATTGATAAAGAAAATCCAGAAGGAGCTAAGTTTGCAGGACAAACAGCAAGAGTTAGTGCAACAGTTTATACCACTGAATTTAATAGTGATGATATTAATAAGAATGATATTCTTAATAAAATCATTATTATTTCTAATGAGTTAGGATTTAGAAAAGAAATTGATGCTTTATCTGATGATGGTTCAATTACATCAATTGAACAATGGGTAGAAGCAGCTGTTGAAGTTCTTAAAGGACAAGATGCTTATTGGTTCTTAGCAGGTAAAGAAGATGAGTATAATGGAAAGGTGATTACTAAATTATCTCTTCCTAAATACAAGTTTTGTTCTACTGATGAATCAAAAGTTCCTAAGTTTGATAAAACAAACAAATATCATTTTACTGCACTAGCTAGTAAAGCAGTTACTAGTTTTGAAGCAAATGATTTTGAAATGTAAAATTTAAAATTTAAAATTTTATTTATAAGAAGGAGTGTATATTTTTACACTCCTTTTTTATTTATTAGAATATGTTTAACACCAAGAATTTAGTACATGATGTAAAGAATGTTCCTGTCCCTTGGATATTTGAACACTTTGCATCCCTTAAAGAAAAATTAGTTGGGCAGGATGTAAAGATTAAAAGTGTTTTTAATAAAGCTGATAAAGTTCCTAGTATGTGTATATACACGGATAGAGCTAACAGCTATAGATATAAAGATTTTTCATCTGGTAAAAGTGGTAGTGCAATAGATTTTGTAAAAGAACTAAAGCATCTATCTTTTTATGAAGCTGCTCAGTTAATAGTACAAGTATATAATGATTATGTTCTACATAATAATGGAGGATATGATTTAAAGGAATTTCAAAAGGCTTCTAGATATAAAGTGACTAGTTATGCTTTTAGAACATGGACTACACAGGATCAATATTTCTGGACTCAGTTTAATATTGGATCTAAACTACTAGAAGAATATTGTGTAAGACCTTTAGATTATTATTGTATGACTAAAGATGATAAAAATCTTTGTATAACAGGACTTTATCTCTATGGTTATTTTAAGAAAGACGGCACACTATATAAAATATATCAGCCTAAAACTTTAGATAAGAAATTTATTAAAGTGACAGACTATATTCAAGGATTTGAACAGATACATCATCATAAAAATTTACTTATTACATCCAGTCTTAAAGATGTAATGTCTATAAAGTCTCTCAAACTTAAAATAGATGTTATAGCTCCAGACAGTGAGAACACTATGATTAAAGATGACATCATGGATGACTTTATTGAAAGCTATGATAAAATAATTATTATGTTTGACAATGATGAACCAGGTATAAAAGCTATGAAAACTTATAAGGAAAAGCATCCTTTTGTAGAAATAGCTCTTCTTCCTATGAGTAAAGATGTATCAGATAGTATTAAAGATTTTGGAGCTAAAGAAGTTAGAAACAGAATAGTTCCTATATTAGACAAAAAAATAAACTAATGGCTAAAATAAAATCAGTTAGGAAAAACACTTCTCCTAAGAAACCCAAAAAAGTAATTAATAAACCTTTTGCTGATGGTACAATGAGCAGTAGTCAATTCTTTGGTATGATAAGAAGTTGTTTAAGACAGAAATCTAGATGGTGGCATAGTATAAAAGTATGTAAAGAAAGAGCAAAGATTCCTTATAAAGGTCCAAATAAAAGAAGAAAGTTTTCTTATATATGTGAACTATGTAAAGGAGAATTTGATGCTAAAAATATTAATATACATCATTTGGATGAATGTGGGGCTTTAAATTCTTTTGAGGATATTTCTGGTTTTGTTAAAAGATTATTTTGTGACAGTGATAAATTAGTTTGTATTTGTACTACATGTCATGATGGTATTCACAATAAAAATAACTAAATTATGAAAAAAGATAAACAATATTACATAGACAGAGCTAAAAAAGGTAAAGAAAATCAAAAACAAATGGTAGAAAAAGTGGTGGAAATGATTATGGATGAAACATATAATTATAAAGATGTTATTAGAGATTGCTTATATGAAAGTTTCTCTAAATGTCCTCAACACGAATTAAAAACTTGGTTAAATTAAAAAAAATAAAAACTATGGGAAGATATTATTCAGGAAGTATAGAAGGTAAATTTTGGTTTGCTGTACAATCAAGTGATGCAGCAGATAGATTTGGTGTAACTGGTCAACAACCATCAACACTCAATTATTATTTTGAAGAAGGTAATTTACAGGATGTTGAAGATGAAATTAAAGTTATAGAAGAGTTATTAGGAGATAAAAAAAGAATATTAGATGAATTTTTTAATACTAATAATGGATACACTGATGAAATGATTGAAGGTTTAGGAATTACTACACAAGAATTAAAAGAGTATGCTGATCTAGGTTTAGGAATTAAAATTAGAGATTGTATTAAAGAAGAAGGTTCTTGTTCATTTGAAGCAGAATATTAAAAAATGCTGTTAATAACCAACAAATATTAAATATATACTAATGAGATTAATTAAATGGAAATATAAACCAAATGGCTGGTGTCCTGTACAAGCAGAAGGATGGTTTTTAGGAACTTATTTTTATTTTAGATCTAGATGGGATCAAGCAACAATAGAATTCTGTTCTACAGAAGAAGATTGGGATAAAAATAATATTGATTCTTTCTATGTCTTATATAAAACAGCTCCTTATAAAGCAGGTTGGTTAAGTAAATGGCTTTGTAGATTATTAATTTACAAAGGATGCTTTATGTATTATTTTAAAATTAAACAAAAATGAAAAAATTCACAGTGTGGGTGGGAGGTGTAGAAGTAACTGATTACCTCCTTACAAAACAAGAAGCTAAACAAATAGCTTTAGAGTATATAATTCAAGGATACACAGATGTAAAAATAAAAACTTATTAATATGAAAAAGATTATAATATTAGATTTTAGTACAACTAAAGTACATGTCTTTCCATATGATGAAAATATATATTCTGATGGAGAAGGTTTTATAAATAATGAATGGATAGAAGAAGAATATGGATTGGGATTAAAAGAATCTCAATGTCAATGGATGATAACAGATGATTTAGTAATACAAATACATTAATTATGTCTCCAGAACAAAAAGCAGAAGAATTAGTAGATAAAATGTTATATTGTTATCAAGATCATATTGACAAATATACTGCCAAACAATGTGCATTAATAGCAGTAGATGAAATAATATCAATAAATATTAGTACACCAACTGATTATGGAGCAAGTTGGACATATTGGAATCAAGTCAAAAGAGAAATTGAAAAATTATAAAACTTGTACAAGAATTACCAGGAAACCCATTTGAACACACATTAAAAGCTTTTGGATATGAGTAAAATAGAAATTAAAGAAGAAGCAACTAAAAAAGTTGATAAGTTAAAAATTCTAGTAGGATTTTTAGAATATGAAGAAGCTTATACCTTTGATATTAAATCACAGGAACGTATAAGAAAGATGTTGAAAGATTTAGGATATTGGAAACCAATTAAAACTAAAAAATAATGGAGTTAGAAGAAATTATGCAAGAGTCTATAAAACTTATGGAGAATGATTTTTATAGTAAACCGTTTGAATTCTCTTATAGTAGTTTAAATAAGTTGATGTGGAATCCACAGGCTTTTTATCAGATGTATGTACTTGGTAATAGAGAAGAGAAAACAGAATCTTATTTAGTAAATGGTAAGATTATACATTGTCTTCTACTGGAACCAGAAAAGTTTGATCAACAGTTTATAGTTAGCCCAGGTAAACTTCCAGGTGACAGTGTGAGAGTTTTAGTAGATAGAGTGTATGCTCATGCTAAAGAACTACAAGATAATGGTGATACAAGAACTGAATTTACAGATTTTACTAATGCAGTACTTGATGTTCTTAAAGACATGAATCTTCATCAAAGTTTAGTTGATGATAAAAAGACTGGAGTTACAGGAGATCAAAAACGTATAGATAAAGTGTATACACCAGAAGCTATGAACTATTGGGAATTTCTTAAAGCCAAAGGAACTAAGATACTTATAGATCAAGAGAACTATGACTTCTGTAAAACAGGTGTAGATCTTATTAAGTCAAACAAAGATATATGCAGTCTTATAGGATGTGATGTAACAGAGTTTGACAACAAAGAGGTTTATAATGAATTACCACTGAATTGTAGTATGATAGATAAATCTTTTGGGCTAAAAGGTATTGTTGATAATTTAGTAATTGATCATGATAAGAAAATAATCTATATTAATGATATAAAGACCACCTCAAAAGATCTTAAAGATTTTCCTGAGTCAATTGAGTTTTATAACTATTGGATGCAAGCAGCTATATATACAACAATGGTGGCTGTAAAATATATGAATTTAATTGATCATAATAAATATCAAATTAAATTTCATTTTGTAGTAATTGATAAGATGTATCAAGTGTATGCTTTTCCAGTGAGACATGAAACTATGACTGCATGGTTTAATAAACTTACAGATGTTTTAAATAAAGCTGAATGGCATTATTCTAACAAAGATTTCACTCTTCCTTATGAATTTGCTACAGGAAGTGTAACCCTATAAAAATTTAAAGAAATGATAGATAAACTCTACAGTAAATATTTCCAAAAATCAAGATCCTTCTTATATCCTGTACTAGGAATAAAGAAGAAGAGCAGTGTTATACCTACAGGTACTTATGTTTCTATTAAAGATAAGATAGGTCCTGAAGATATGAAACTTATTTGTACGTTTAAAAACGATACATCTGAAGAGTTTAAAACTTTTGAAAACCAAATGCTTTTATCTAATCCTTTATTTTCAAAGAAGATAAGTACAAATGATATCAACATTTATGTGTTTGACTTAGAGATTTATAAAACCGATTATTTTAATTTCATCTTGGGAAAATATTCTTTATTTTCTAAACAATTAAAAAGGGCTATTAAAAATTATTACGGTGAACAATCTGCAGAATATGAAATAGTGGATAGTTATTTAAATCCAGAAAAGTATTTTGAAAACTATGCTAAACTCTTAGGTGTTGATGTTTCTGTATTAAAAGAAGTGGGGGAATTATGTAATCCTTGTGATATTGATAAAGAAACTTTAAAAATTTCTGTAAAAGAATTACAAAGTGTAGTTAAAATGTAATAGTTTTGTAAAAAATAAAAATATGAACAAATCAATGATGTTAATAACGTCTAGCTGGGGACAGAAAAAGACGTTTAAAATGATACCAGCAACACCAGATTGCATCTTTAATGAAGCAATCTTTGACTTAGATAGTAAAGTATTAGCTCTCATCTCTAAAGAGAAGAAAGAAAGCTTACATATGGTGGCTAAAGTGAATGAATTTGGAGATGTAGTTCCTATGAAGATAGGAAGAAGATCTAATGGTAAAGACTTTGCTGAAGAACGTAAGTCTTTAGAAACATTCTATGAGTATTATATTGAAGATGTTACTGAAATAAAAGATATAGTTAGTAAATTAGCTGTTAATTCAGATACTTTTGACGTTATTTCTTTTATTGATGCAGTACCAGATGTTCCAAAAACAGGAAGTTTGATTAATAGTTTGTAGTTTTGTTTATATTTGCTAAAAAGCAGGAAGAGAAATCTTTCTGCTTTTTTTATCTTAATTAATTAAAGGGGAAACAGCTTAACTGAATATTATAGAAATGATAGAAAAAATAAACCCACATTGGGTGATGGATTTTGAAACTATTGTAGATTGTTTCATAGCAGTGTTCCAACATTACAAAACAACAGAAACTAAAATATTTGTTGTTCATCAATCCAGAAATGACTTCCCAGAATTTGTTAAGTTTCTAAATGAATGTAAAACAGAAAACCAATGGCACATATCCTATAATGGATTAGCTTTTGATGCTCAGATTACACAGAAGATTCTTAATGAACAGAAAAAACTCTTAAAACTTGATACTCAATCACTTGTAAATTTTATTTACAATTATGCTCAAGAAGTAATTGATAAAACTTCAAGAGGTGACTTTGCTGAATTTGCTCCATACAAGCTTAAGATTAAACAGATAGATTTGTTTAAGCTTAATCACTGGGATAATAAAGCCAAGATGAGTAGTCTTAAATGGATACAGTATTCTATGGACTGGAATAATGTTGAAGAAATGCCTCATAAACACTCTGAACCTGTGTTAATGATGGAACAACTCAACATGATCATTAATTATTGTATTAATGATGTTCAATCCACTAAAGAGATATACAATCATTCTAAAGAACAAATCACTCTTAGACAAACTCTCACTAAAGAATATGGAATAGATTTATATTCTGCTTCTGAACCACGTATTTCTAAAGAACTATTTTTACATTTCTTAGAACAAAGAACAGGAATGTCTAAATCAGAACTTAAAGAACTACGTTCTCCTAGAACTTATATAGTGCTGGCTGATTGTATTCTTCCTTATGTTAAGTTTCAAACTCCTGAATTTCAAAAAGTGTTAGATTATTTCCGTACACAGGTTATTACATCTACTAAAGACGGATTTAAATACACTCTTAATTATAAAGGAGTAAAAACTGACTATGGACTAGGTGGTATTCATGGTGCAGCACAAGCAGGAGTTTATGAAGCTAAACTAGGATGGACTATTATGACTAGTGACGTTACTAGTTTCTATCCTAACTTAGCTATTAAAAATAATTTTGCTCCAGCTCATCTACCACAGAAAGAATTTGGACAATTGTATGAGTGGTTCTTTGAAGAAAGAAAGAAAATACCTAAGACAGATCCTAAGAATTATGTGTATAAGATTATTCTTAACAGTACTTATGGTTTAACTGGTGATGCTAACAGCTTCCTGTATGATCCTAGAATGACTATGCAGATTACTATTAATGGTCAACTACTTCTATCTATGCTCTATGAGATGTTATGTTTAGCTATACCTGAAGCCCAGCCTCTTATGCAGAATACAGATGGTTTAGAGATGATAATTCCTAATGATAAAGTGGATGTCTATTTAAAAGTTTGTACAGAATGGGAAAAGCTCACTCAGCTAGCTCTTGAACATGATGAATATAGTAAGATGATTATTAGAGATGTAAACAACTATATGGCTGTTACACAAAAAGGTAAGGTGAAATCTAAGGGAGCATTTGAGTGGGAAGACTTAGATAAAAAAAAGGTGGCTGTATTTCATAAAAATAAAAGTTTTCTAATTATTCCTAAAGCAATTTATGCTTACTTTGTAAATGGAATTAAACCAGAAGATTTCTTAGAAAAAAATGAAAACATATTTGACTATTGTGGAGCTGTCAAAGGAAAAGGAGGATGGTATTTTGAAGAAAGATTTATTAAAGATGGAGTAGTTTATAAGAATAAACTTCAAAAGATTATCCGTTATTATATTTCTAATGATGGAAATAAAATAGTTAAATGTCATCAGGATGGTAGAGAAATACAAGTGGAAGCTGGTGAATGGTTACAAACTACAGTGAATAAACTAGATGGTTCTAAAGAATTTAATACATATAACATAAATAAAAAGTATTATCTAGAAGCCATCTATAAAGAAATAGAAGGAATTCAATCTGTAAATTATAATAAACCAACACAACTTTCTTTATTTTAAAAAATTAAAAATTAAAACACAATGATCATAGCACTAAATGGCTACTCTGGGGTCGGAAAAGACACAGTGGGTATTATCATACAATACCTACTGTCCAATTCTGTAGGTAACACAACTGTAGAAGAAGCTGTTACTAATTATAATGACCACGAATGGTGGTTAGAAGAAAACTCTGAATGGGAAATTAAAAAGTTTGCTGGGAAGCTTAAAGACATAGCTTCCCACCTTACAGGTATAGACATAGAAGATTTTGAAGACCAAGAGTTTAAAAAGACTAACTTAGGTTTTGAATGGTGGACCACATGTAACGAAGGTTATCAACCTATGACTATAAGAGAATTCTTACAGAAATTAGGTACAGATGCTCTTAGAATGGGACTACATGATAATGTATGGGTGAATGCTTTGTTTGCTGATTATAAAGGACCAAAAATGAGTGAGTACAATCCAAGTAATTGGATTATTACAGACACTAGATTTCCTAATGAAGCTCAAGCTGTAAAAGATAAGGGTGGTTTAGTTATCAGAATAGATAGACCAGGAGTTAAACCTATCAATAATCATCCTTCAGAAGTAGCACTTGATGATTGGAAGTTTGATTACAAAATAGCTAATGTATCTGATATATATGCTCTTAAAGAAACAGTGGAAGTTATTTTAAAACATGCTAAAATTATAAAATAATTGGAAAAGTTATCTAAAGCAGAACAAATTTTATATAATATATGTTTAAAACAAACAGAAGAACTATTTATGAAAGAAGTTGAAAATATACATGAAGAATTAAAATATTATACTCCAGATATAGAAGATATAAAGGTTGGATATGAGTGTGAAATTCATACTATGACTACTGGAGGACTAATTATATTAGATATGTTAGATAAAGAAGAATCAAAAACTATACAACAACCTAATATAGAATACTGGGTACCAATTAAATGTGATTTAGACATATGGGATAATAAAACACCTCATCAAATAGTAAAATTATTAAATAATAATCAAGTAAGAACTCCCTATTTAACTAAAGAACAAATAGAAGCTGAAGGATGGATATTTAAAATAAAAAGTGTAGATTTATGGTTTGAATCAGATGCTGAAAAAGCTAGTAATTTACAAGATTTTTATGGTTATAAATGTTATAAATTATTTTTAAATTATGGTTTACATGACAATAAGATTAAAATAAAGGGAGATTTTACTGGAGGTTGTAATTTCAATAAGGCTGATACTTTATTTGAAGGATTTTGTCCTAGTGTTAATGAACTAAGAATTATATGTAAACTATTAAATATAAAATAATGATTAGCCCTATAGAAACAGATGACATATATGTAAAAGTGTATGATCCTGAAAAGAAAGAAGTGATAGCTACATATGATAGTTATGCTCAGGCTGCTAGAAAACTTGGGCTTACAGATAAAGTGATATACAATGCTTGTGCTAATAAGACAAGAAGGTTCTCTCCATTTTTAAATAAAGAAGTTGCTATTAGAACTGCAGCTAAACCTAAAACAGAAATAAAATGAGTAAAATTTTGCACATCTCTGATACACATGGATTCCATCAACAATTTCCTATGAGTAGATTTGAAGGAATAGATATTGTTGTACACAGTGGTGATTGTTCTAACTATAGAGATTTAGTTTTAAATGAAAGAGAAGTTAGAAATTTTATTGAATGGTATAAAGAAGTACCTGTTAAGCATAAAATTTATTCGGCAGGTAATCATGATACCAGCATAGATAAAAGAAGAGTTACTCCTGCAGATTTTCATGAAGCAGGTATAACCTATCTTGAAAATAATGGAACCACTATAGAAGGTATAAAGTTTTGGGGAAGTCCATACACTCCTAAATTTGGTGAATGGTCTTTTATGAAGAGTAGAGAAACCATTAACAGAGTGTGGGAAAATATTCCTAAAGACACTGATGTACTTATAGTGCACGGACCACCAAAAGGGATAAGAGAT